AAGATCAATACTTATTATTATTTTATACCAACTATCATAATTTTCATATATTATATCACAGTCTATAAACTTTTGTAATTCTGGTGGTAATGTTATATCTAAATGTTTTAATATTTTTTTCTTCGTATTCTTTTTTTGTATATATATTTTTGACATGTTCTTTGATAAGCGCACATCACTATCATAAGGTACATTAAATTGTAAACGTTTGTAAAGTAAGTATATTCTGTTCATAATATATATTATAAATAGACTTGTTTATATATTCAGATTTTGTATATATTATATATCATATATATATCAAAAATATATCGACTTAGTATATATATGGACTTTTTCTCCAAAACCAATCCTAATCTTATAGATCCAAGAATGAGAAGAACTTTTCATAAAATTATAAAAAAAAATCCATTGAATTATACTATAAGCGAAAAGATATCAGAAATGATAAAACAATTATATAAAACGTATATACAAAACAATAAACTTATAATTATAGTATGTATAACTATATTAACCTTTTTAGTGTATAGATATTATAATAAAAAGCAAGATACAGAAAAATTTCAAACTGAATTTGGCGAAGATGATTATCTAATGAATGATATTAATAGTCAGACAAATCATCTAAGATATGATACACAACCATCATTTAATAATTTACATTCCATAAAAGGTCAAGAACAACCCATTTATTATCCACCAAATGAATTACCTATAAATTTACCTAATGATGGAATCCAATACAAAAGAGATATATATGATGGTCAATTTAAACCAGAAATATTGAATACACCTAATTATGACTATAATAATGTATATACAAATAAATCTAGATCATATTATAATGGTACATATAATACATACCATAATGCCAAAGATACCGATATTGTGAATCCATTAGGATATAGTAATAAATTTAACACAACTACAGGAAATTTTATAAAAGGAATGACAGATGATAATGAAAAAGTAATAACAGATTATCGTGAAATAATTGATAGCATGGAAGGTAATTTGATAGATTCTCTTAAAATAGGACCTAAATATCTAGATCCAGAATTGTCAACATTGGATATTGAACCCCCTTATCATGATTAGTATTATGATTAATATTAACAATATTTACGGTTAATATTATATAAGATAAAATGGAAATAATTAATATTAAATTAATTATAGGTATATTTTTAGGATATACGATTATGTTTTTAATTTACAAGACACCATTATTTTTAATCCAAGATAATTTAGAAGATAATGTATTTATTGATGAAAATAAAGTATGTTATACATACAAAAGGAAATATATTAACTAATAAACTGGTATAAATTCATTGTCTTTGTCATTATCTGGTATTATTTTTATAATTTTTAATATATCCTCTTGCACTTTTCTCTTTACAGCACCATCCCGTTCATCTTTAATTGATAAATCTGGTCCTTTATTTATCTCTATTAATTGTGGATATAATCTATCATTTAGAGATATATCTGCTCCAAATAATTGAAATGTAACATTTTCATCCAATTTATCAGTTACACATAATATATTATCAACTGCTAATAATATATCATGGAATAACCTAACTATTCGACCAAATACTAGCCTACTGATAGAAATATTTTTATTCATCAATTCTTTCTCATAATCTGATCTGTGTCTAGACACACTATCCAAATAAATTTTCAAATCTTCTAAGGTTAATGGATTTTTTTCATAAACTTGCCTATCAATATATCCAGTTGTAATATTGGGGCCATCATCTAAACTATTCTTAATAAATGCAACTTTTGTATAATATATGAAACCATCATTATGTATATATCCACCTATCTTTCCATTTTGACATGTGATTAACATATATATTCTCATATTAATTTTTCTATTATCTATTAAATAAGGATCCTGTAATAATTCCTGAACAATAACATATTTATCCTTCTTTCCTGATATAATCTTATCTAAATTATTTGTTATATGCAATCCTTTCTGCCTTTGAATATTCTTCTTCATAATATATAATTTATCTTTGTTAAACTCTTTCTTTAATAAATTTATATCATCATTATCTGATAATATGTACGAATTTGGCATTAATTTTTTAGCCATATTTCTTCCATATTTATTTACAATATGCTTCCATATACTACTTTTTGATGTTATACTATCAGCCTTATCAATTATATAAATTCTTTGTTGTTTATTGGTAGGTTTTATTTTTGATATTTCTTCTTTAATATTATTGTATGTGCATGGTATATATACATTCCAATTATTATTATCAGTCTCTAACACACTATTATTTTTCATAATATTTTTTAATGTTTTGTTTGTACGATATTTACATGTTTCATCTTGCTTCCATTTAATATTTGTGCTATTTATCGGACTAATATTAATCATTTTTTCTGTATTATTTCTAATAACATAATTTTTTATCCCTACAAATATTGTATGTACCGATATAATAGATAATAAAAGGACAACAATAAAGACTATAAATGGTACTAATATATGCATTTTGCTCATATATATCACAATAGATAAATAATTTATATATTTGTATAGTATAATATGAAAATTAACAGTAAATTAATATTATACATAATAGTTACTGTCATAATTATGTTTATCATACATAATTTAACATATTCTAAAAATAAATCGACCGATAATGAACAATTTAATACTGGAGATAATCATTACAATAATATAAGTATATATGATAGAAATAAACCGATTAAAATGTCAAGATCTGAAGAAATTCCAAGCAAAGAATTTGATTATGATGAATATCATGCTATAGATTATTTAACAGATAATATTACTCCTCAAACAGAGACTTGCATATTACCTCCTAAAAGTACAAAAAAATTTCATTCAGATTTTTTTTCATTTAGAGATAAAACAAACCTAAATTCGTCAGTGAGAAAGGATACTGTTGATAATATAAATAATATGATACTTAATGGTAATTTAGAACAAGCACGATCCAATATGAAAATAAAGGATATATATGATGAAGCAGTTAAATTACCAAGTAGATATAATAACAGTTGTGTTAGACAAATTAAATTTGATAATATTAATCCACATGGATGGCAAGATAATTATGGTACTCCAGGTATGTCACTTGTACAAAATGAATGGAAATATGATAATGAAAATATACTAAATGGTGGTAAGATTACTGAAAATATAACAGGATATGATCCTAATTTTGATAACAAGATAGATTTGCAGATGTATCAATAAAAAATTGATAATATTACTATTTAAAGTGTAATATATAATATTGAATCATTATATGTATAACAGAAGATATACCCAAGGTACTTCAAATTATGAAAATAATTATAGATCAAATGGAAATTATAAAGAAAATCGAAATGGAAATAGAAATATTAATAGAAGATCTAATGGGACATCTGGTGGGAAATATAAAACAGATAGATATTACAAAAAAGATAAACGTAGTAATAATTATGAATATAAAAAAAGAAACAATAGGCATTCAAATGGAGGGAAAAACAGATATATTAATGATTTATCTGTTAAATATGATATTATAGATTATGTATATTCATCAATCAATGTAAGCAAATATAGATATAAAATGATTGAATATATGAGTGATTTATATCATATTAAGGAGAATTCGTACAGTATAACTCCAAATTATAATGGAATTAATAGTCTTATGATATTTATAAAACTAGCTGATAGATATTTTTCTGTTATATTAGATAGAAAAACTTTATCATATAATAAAGATAAGTTAGATTATGATAAAATTAAGATTATTGATTTTACAATGAGATTTGATGAGTCTATATATAAAGGGACAATAATTGATGGTGTACTATTGTATAATACAACTGATAATAATGATAAAGTATTTATGATAAATGATGTATACTATTTTAAAGGGAAAAACATAAAAAATGACAAATATAAATATAAAATTATGAATATTAATAGTTATCTTGAAAAGTACTATAAAAAAGATAATACAGATAGTATGAATAATATTAATCTAATGGTTAATACTATTTATGATTTGAGTGATTTAAAAGAGTTGGTTGATAATTATATCCCAAAATCCAAATTAAAGAGTTCAATAAAAGGAATAGATTTTTATCCGGAATTATCTGGACAAAAACTTATATATCTTTTTAGTAACAGTTCAAAAGATTCAAATGTAGGAAATGAGACCATCTCAGCATATAATAATAAGACAATTAGACCGTCAAATATTAATATTTGTGGTACAGATAATATTACAGCTGTTTTTAGAATTAAAAAAACAGATAAAGTAGATGTATATAACCTTTATCTTGGAAAACAAATTATAAAAAATGACAAAAAATGTATAAAATATACAAAAATATGCATTGCATACATACCTACTACTAATTGTAGTTATTTTTGTAAAGATATATTTAATAATACTTTAAAAAATACAGCTCTAGTCAGGTGTAAATATATTCTTAATAAGGATAAATGGGTTCCTTATGAATTAGTAACTGATAAAAAAATTCCGGATAGTATTGATATCATACAAAATACTGATAATTAACTAAAAAATATAACTATAACACTAACATTATCTGTTGATCCCTTTTTAAGAGCATATTGAGTTAATTTATCAGATATATTGATATTTTTATTTATCCTTTGTTTAGTTGCCATATTATAACACATTGTTAATACATAATTAACAGCATCTTGATCATTAATAACATCCCACAGTCCGTCACAACCCATTATAATAAATTTATCATTTTTAGTTATCTTATATCTGAATACATCAGGTCTATGTGTAACATATGGTGTAGAATCTATATCACCAAATGCTCTAGATACAGACAGATCTTTTATTCTGTAGTCATATCCATCCCATATTATTTTTCCTCCTAATTTTTCTATTCGTGCGCGCTCTTCGGGCCAATGGGGTTTGTGATCCTTTGTTAGCGGAATAGCCATACTATCTCTACATAATGTTGCTCTACAATCTCCAGTATTCATTATATTTACATACTGGTCTTTTCCTAAATAATAATTTATCATTAATAAACATGTACTTCCTGCATGATAAGCGTATGAAGTATTTTTTAATTTTTTCTGTATATCATCATACACACTAACGATATATTTACTGTGTAATGGATAAGTAACTTTATTATTTAAAAAATATTTAGGCAAATTTTTACTCAAATATGTTGACACTTCTTTACCACCATGACCATCATATATACCAAAAAGATTTACCTTTTTATAATTAGCATATTTACCTTTACCATTCAATATTATATTGTGCGCATCTTCATTTGATTTCCTTAGACCAGTTATACTCTTATAATGGACATTCATCACTATATAAAATGTAAACAAAATAAAATGCAGATAATAAATAACATTTATAAATAAATCATATTAGGATTAAAAATAATACCTCTATATTTTATAGAATATTTGTAGTTATAAATATACTTTTTATATGTATCTGTTGATATAATATGCAAAATATTATATCTTAACATTCCTCCTCTCTTAGTATCTGATAATATCATATCCTTCACATCTTTCATATATATTTTATAATCTGGACCTATAAATTTTGGTATGTTATTTTGTATACTATCAATATATCTTTTTATATTACTCTCTTCCATATAATCATCTTGTCGAATGTGTTGGTATTTTGGATTTGGATCCATCATACTTGATGTATAAAAATCAATAAATTGAAACAAATGCATTAGATCCACTTTTCCTCTGATACTATTAAACTCTAATAATACATCAAAACCTTCTTTTTTGTTATAAAAATTATATATTTTTATTGATACTATAATAATTATTATAGCGATTATAAATAATATTTTATCTGATAACATGTATATTATTATACATATATATTTAGGGAATATAGATGTATATTTACTAAATTTTTGATAAATCAAAAAAATCCGTCTAAATATTCTAATGAGCATTCACTATCATAAGTTAAGCATCCTGTCCAATAATGTATCCTAAAACGACAATTATTTCCCCCCATATCATATACTATTATGGCTTCTGCGCGGGCTCCCATCTCACAATAGGGACAATTTTCTTCAGGAGAGTATTTATAACTTTCTAACATGCAACTTTTTTTCATCATAAATGATTTTATATCACTATAATTTGAATTATAGAATCTGCTATCAGTTTCATCTGTTGAATCGTATTCATCATCTGACCAGCTATTAGATAATTTTTTTTTTGATTCTTTTTTTCCTGTTCCATTTGCTTCGATTATTTTTTTAATCTCATATGGAAAGTCATCATTATAATGAATATTGTTAATATCCATACCTTTAAGATTGTTTAAATCATCAAAATACATATTATATGAATTTATAAGTTTGTCTATTTATATATGTTAATGTTTACAGCAATCCTGACTAAAAATAAATTGTTCAATTTTTAATATAATATATTTACACTAGTTATAAATGTATTGATGGTACTGGATAATGTTGTACATTTCTATCATGTACATGCCATGGGGCCCAATGTTTGTAATTATTTACTCTCCAAAATTCAGCAGCAGAGGTCTGAAAATCAGGAATTACTGTAAATTTTTCATTAACTCTTTGCATCCAGACATATACACACAAAGAAGCTAATATGATGAATAATATCATAAATATTTGGTCTCTAGTAAGGTTCATATATATATATTGAAAAGAATATTATCTATAATTAGTCCATAATAAATAAACTATACCAACAGTAAGAAAACCAAAAGTATATTTTATTATATTTGGATTTATGTTAGATCCTGCTATAGGAAATAAAATCGGATTATCTTCTATATTACTATAATTTTCTATTATATATTCTGGTTTTCTATTTGGAGGTTGAGGATATGATGCATATCTTTTATAATATAATGCTTTCTTAGCATTAATACTAGCATATTTTTCCCTATTATTATCTCCCTTATTATTTTTGTTTATCAAGAGTAACAAAAATCCAAAAATTACAAATGAAATTACTAATTGTTTAACATACATATCTTATATATTATACTTTCCATTTCTTTTATTTTTGTATTATATTCATCTGGATATGCTTGTGATATATTATCATTATTTGTCCATGCTGTTATATTTATAATTGTTGTATTTATGTCTATTATAATATCTTCAGGAATTTTTTCCTTTGTCATTTCATCATCTAACATTGATTTTGCATTATTTATGGTATTTATTAAACATTTATGAAGATTTGTAGAATGTTTAAACATTTTGTCTTTTTTCTTATTCTGTTCTGCATCTATAATCATGTCTTGCATGTATTTTTCTGATTTTCCACATTTATTAGTATGTATCGTTATACATTGTTTTATAGAAGAAGATTCTTCTGATGCAGATATGTTCAATATCCCATTATGATCAATGCGAAATAATATGTTAATTTTAGGCACTCCTCTTAACATAGGTGGAATACCTGATAGAGTAAATGATCCTAATAAATTATTACATTTCACTTGTTTTCGTTCTCCTTCATATATATTAACAGATATAGATGGCTGATTATCACTAAATGTTGTAAACATTTTTGTTTTTGTACATGGTATGGGTGTGTTCCTTTTAATAATATTTTCCATAATACCTCCATGTGCCTCAATTCCTAATGATAGAGGAGTAACATCAACTAATACTAAACTTGTTAGATTGTTATCACCTGCAATAGATGCAGAATATATAGCAGCACCATAAGCAACTGCTTCATCTGGATTTATATTATTTTTAGGTTTTTTGCCAAAATATTTTTCAAGTAAATCAGATATAGCAGGTATTCTTGTTGATCCTCCGATTAAAACTACATGATCGATGTCATTTTTAGATAAATTAGAATCGTTTAAAACATTATCAACAACTTTTATGCATTTTTGGAAGAAAGTGGAACAAATATACTCAAATTTTGATCTGGATAAAGTAACAGATAAATCTATCCCTTCATATAGAGAGTCAACATATATATTAGTTGTATTTGTATATGATAATGATTTTTTTGCTAATTCACATGCATTATTTAATTTAAATAATATCTTTTTATCTGATAGCAATTTGGTTATATTTATTGTTTTATTTTTCTTCCTAAATTCTTTAAGACAATATAATACTAAATTATTATTTATATCTTGACCTCCTAGGTTACAGTCTCCGCCAGTTGCGATAACCTCAAAAACTCCATCACAAATATTTAATATAGAAATATCAAATGTGCCACCACCTAAATCAAAAACTATTATATTTTTATCACCTGATAATTTATCTAATCCATATGCGATAGCTGCAGCAGTAGGTTCATTAATTAATCTTTTAATATTTATTCCAGCAAGATTACCTGCTTTAAGTGTATCTGATCTTTGTTTATCATTAAAATAAGCTGGTACAGTAATAACAGCATTAATTATATCTTTTTTGCTGTATTGTTGAGCTATTTCTTTCATATACTTTAATATAAAACCGGAAATATCAATAGGTGTATACTTATCATAAATAATTATCTGTTCGTTATGTTCTCTAATAGAAAATGGCCAATGTTTATAATAACTTTGGATATGTGTATTATTAAATTGTTTTCCTAACATTCTTTTTGAATCAAAAACATATTTATCAGAACATATTTTTCCTACAATAATTTCATTATCCTGTAATGATACGATGGATCTAGTAGTATTTTCACCATATGTATTGGGTATTATAGTAGCTTTTCCATCTATATATACACTAACACATGAAAATGTTGTTCCAAGATCAATGCCAATATTCATTAATAATATATAATAACTCTAATATATTATTAATAAATAAATAAACAGATTACATACATAATCTTGCTATACATCCACTCATTTGTAGTTGCGTATCAACACCTTTACTTACTATAAGGTATGTTTTACTAATTTCCTTCATAAAATTTATACGGACATCTTCTGATATATGTTTAGTTATTGGTGATTTTAGTGTATCTATCATTGTCAATGATATATCATCAATTGAATATCCTTTATTAATTAATATA